CGTCGGGGCTGATGCGACAGGTGCAGGCGTTTCGACGGGAGTTTCAGGCGTGGTGGTCATCTGTGGACCCTTTCTGTTGGAGGAAGATGTGCCGCGGGGTGCGGCGGCGAAGGTGCGGAAGGCGGTGACGGGGTCTGCGAGATCGTCGGCCAGACCGGCGGCGATGGCATCGGCCCCGCGGAACACTGCGGCTTCGGTGGCCAGCGCCGCAGCATGGGTCAGCCGATCACCACGACCAGCGGCGACAGTTTCCGCGAACAGGAATCGCACCACTTCCAGCTCGCGCTGCATCTGGTCGTGGATGGCTTCGGGCAGGGGCTGATACGGATTGGCGTCGATCTTGTGCGATCCTGCGTGGATCAGCGTGACCGCGATGCCCTTCTGATCCAACGCCCCGCTCATATCAGTGTGCAACGCCACGACCCCGATGCTGCCGACAGCGCCGGTGCGAGGCAGGATGATGCGGTCGGCCTGGGAGGCGAGGACATAGCCAGCCGACAGGGCATGTTCCGCCACGAAAGCGTAGACCGGCTTTTGGGCCCGGGCGGCGCGGATGCGATCTGCCAGATCAAAGGCGCCCGCGACCTCACCCCCAAAGCTGTCGATGTCCAAGGCAATGCCCCGCACGCCGGGATCGGCGACGGCCGCCTGAAGCTGGGCCGCAATGCCCTCGTAGGAGGTCAGGCCAGAGGATTGCCCGATCCACGCGCCACGATGCACAAGTGTGCCAGCGATTTCGATCACGGCAATGCCATCGACCACGGCAAAAGGTTGGCTGCCATTTCGCTGGTTGCGCTGGGCGAGATCGTTGCCAAACAGCGAGGCGCGGGCGGGGAGGGCGGCTGTGGCCTGATCGACGCTGTCGACATCCAGCCCTTGGAAGGTGATTTCCTGTCCGGTGATGCGCGGACCCAGCCCGGACAGGAACGCCAGCGCCTTGGCCGGGTCCACCATCAAGGGCGTGTTGAACGCGCGCTGGGCGATTTGCGCGTGGTGCATCATGCGCCCTCCTTGGGGTCGGGTTTTTCATCGCCAGTGTCGTCGGCCTCGTCGTCCTTGGCGCTGTCCTGATCTGCGTCTTTCGAAGTGCCTTCACCCGGCCCCTGCGCGGGTGACCCCGGCCGCCGGAAGTCGAGGCCCAGCGCTGCTTCGCGTTTGCGCTCGGCGGCAATTTCCCGGTCGACCTGTTCGGCGTCGTAGCCGCGCTCGGCCAGCGCTTGGGTGCGGGATTTCAAGCCCGCTTCGATCTGCAGGATCTCGGCCGAAGCGTCCTTCATCGGGTCGATCCAGTCCCATTTGGTTGGGAGCCACGCGCAGGCCTGATACTGCCGCCGCTGGCCATCATAACCGGGTAGGTCCAGCGCACCCGACAGCACGGCCGTGTCCATCCAGCGCACCCAGACGGCGCGGCAGAGCTGATAGACCAGCACGCCATGCTGCCAGGCCGAAATCCGGCGGCGGAATTCGATGAGGCTGATCCGCGTGTTGGAGAAGTTCCCCTTGGCCGTGTCACCGGTCAGGTAGCCATAGGGCACGCCAAGTGCAGCGGCGATCTGCAGCAAGGTTCGGTATTGGAACAGCTCGTAGGTGCCACCGGAATCCGGAGTTGCCGGGGTCGAGACATCCTCGCCCGGATCGAGGCGCACTACCTGGCCGGGTTCGACCTCGAGATCCTCCTCGGTCGGTTCCAGCGGCGTTTCCGGGGCGGGCGATGTGATGAACATCGCGAACATCGCCGCGATCTTCTTCCGCTCGAGTTCCGCGTCGTCATAAAGGTCCAGCGTGAACAGCTTGACGACGGCGGCGGCGAAGCGTGAGACCCCGCGAAGCTGCCCCGCCTCGACCGGGTCCAGCACATGGATCACATCGCCAGCCGGGACACGGACGGTTTCGCCTGACAGACCCGGATCGGTCAGATCGCCGGGATGGCGGCGCAGGAAGTGATAGGCGACGCGGCGGCCGATGCCGTCGAACTCGATGCCCTGCCGGATCATTCCCGCGCCAGACAGGCTGCGGTTCATGTCGAGGGGGAGCATCTCGGCGGGCAACATCTGCAACTGCAGGGGTACCGTCAGACCGTCCTCCGCGCGGCGCGGCCGGATGCGAATGAACACCTCGCCTGACAAGAACACCTCGCGCGCCGCCCGGCGCTGCAAACCATAGAAATCGGTCAGGCCTTCGGCATCTGCATCATCAGTCCACGCGAGCCAGAGCGCCTGAAGCTCTTCCTTTTTCGCCGAATCCGCGAGGATTGACGACGGCTTGATGCCATCGCCCACGACATTGCTGGCGAAGCTTTCAACGGCGTTGGCTGCATAGCCGTTGTTGCGAACCAGCCATCGGGCGCGGGCGGTGATGGTGTCGCCGGATGCCGCGATCAGCGTGTTCACATGGGCGCGGCTGGCGCGAAATCCGCGCAAGCGGCGATGGGCCTGCGCGGCATCGAAACCCCCGATGATCGAGCCGATGCGCTGGCGAAAGGCCTCGAACGCCATGGATCACAGGCCCTTCGAGGCGACGGTGCCCCAGCGCCGACGGCGCGGAGTGCCGGTCGTAGCAGTCGCAATCCGGGTCTCCAGATCGCTGATCGCATTCGCCAGTTCCGCGTCCGAGCCATAGTTGATCGATTTGCCGTCATAGCTGACCGACCGGACGCCCGCATAACGGGCCTCCTGAAGTGTTGCCAACAGGGCGCGCATCCGTTCCAGATCCATCTCAGTCCCTCATGAAGTTCGGTGTGTAAGCCCGGCGTTTGCGCCGTGGCGTTGTTGGTGTTCCTGCCTTGGGCGGGGCGGGTGCGGCTGGTTCTACCGGCGTGACCGGTTCTGTTGCCGGTCGGGTTTCCACCCCGGCCTGCGCTTCCAGCCGCCGCCATGTCGCCTCATCCCAGCGATCGGCACCCATGATCCACGCCGCCGCGCGGGCGTAGACCCGGGTGTCCAGCGCCTCGTTGCGCTCGCGCATTTTCTGCCATTCGGGGTGGGCATAGCCGCGCTTGTTCCGGACCGTGACCAGCTGTTCGGCCACCAACTGCTTCAGCCATTCGGTGTCGATCCAGTCGGGCAGATGCACCGTGCCTGGGGCGTCGAGTGCGCCCAGCGCGCGGTCTTCGTCCGAGGGGCGTTCCAGCCGCAGGAAGCGGTAGGTTTCGGTCTTGAACGTCGCCGTGGCCACCGACCACAGTCGCGCGCCGCGGCGCAGACGTTTGCCGCCGATGGTGGCATCGACAAAGGTCGGGCCCGACACCGGCGTCGCCCGGTTAAAGCCTTCGAGGCCTTTGATCGGGCAAACCTGATCAAAGCCCTGTCTCCGCGCCCATGCGTAAACCGCCGGGGCCTCATAGCCGGTGTCGATGGCGAGTTTGCCGATCACCATCACCGCGCCATTCGCGCAGGTCCATGTCCGACCGAGCAAGGCCGTGAGCTTGTCCCAGCAGGCCGGATCGTCAGGGCCACCGGCAATGACGATGTGATCGACCAGCCAGGACTCCAAACCACGGCCCCAGGCCCAGACATCGACTTCGATGCGATCCTTCTGCACATCGACGCCAGCGGTCAGGAACAGACCGCCGACGGGGATCTGCACGCCGCCGTAGGCTTCGCGGCGCTCTGCCAGCCGCTGCCACTCGGGGGCGTCGCCCGACTCCACCCACGTTTCGCCCAGAAGCGTGTTTCGGGCGACGCGCAGCATCTCTTCCGAGCCTTGGGCTGCGAGCCATTCCCGCGCGACCTGCTGCCAGCTTTTCCAGCCAAGGGGCGAATAGAGCGCCGAGATATGGAACCCGATGGAATGCGGATCGGCGGACACAGCCGTTGCCCGCCATTCCCCACGCTCCAGCATTTTTGTCTTGTGATGCTCCGCGATGGGGCGCTCGCAGCCCTCGCAATGATAGGCGGCGGTGTCGGGCCGACCTTTTTCCCAGCGTAGGCGTTCGAACTGCAGCCATTGCATCGCGCCGCAATGCGGGCAGGGCACAAAGTAACGGCGCTTATCGCTGGCCTCAAACTCCCGTTCGATCCGGCTCAGCCCCCGGATCGTTGGGGTCGAGACCATGAACACCTTGCGCCGGTGCGAAAAGGTCGTGGTCCGCGCCTCCGCAAGCGTGACCGGGTCGCCTTCCTCGTCGGCCGAGGCGGGATAGGCGTCGACCTCGTCGAGGAAGATGTACCGAGCAGGCATTGACCGTAGGCCGGTGGCACTGTTGGCGCCGGTCAGCACCAGGATGCCACCAGGGAATTCCTTGGACAGCATCGAATTGCCCGCGTCGCGCGACCGGGCCGGGTTCACCCGTTCGCGCAGGGCCGGACTTTCCGCAATCAGCGGATCAAGCCGCCCGCGTGACGTGCGCTTGGCCAGTTCCAGGGATGGCAATACCGCCAGCATCGGCCCCGGCGCGTGATGGATGACGAAGCCGATCCAGTTGTTGCCTGCCTCCGTCGCCCCGACCTGTGCAGCCTTCATGAAGCTGATCCGCTGCGCAGGGTGCCGTGGCGACAGTGCGTCCATGATCTCGCGCAGGTAGGGTGCACGCGCCGTGCGATAGCGCCCCGGTTCGGCCGCACCGCGCGATGACAGCCAGCGATGTTCATCCGCCCATTCCGACACCGTCAGGTCCGGATCGGGCCTCATGCCCTTGCGCCAACTGCGCAGGATGTCCTCGGCCCCGTCAAAGCCAAGGTCGAGATCGACGGTCAGATCATCGTTAGCCGAGGGAAACTCGGAGATCGGCGAGGTCGTCGAGGTGCTGTCTGACATGGGCTTCCAACACCCTCTGCAGGATCGCGGCCTCGATGATCACCGGCGTTCCGGTTTGTTTCTCCACTCCCAAGGCCACTTCAGCCGCCATCAGCGCTGCCACTCTGTTGGGCCAAGTGACCCAAGTATCGCGTTCCTCTCGGGCCAACCGGAACACCAGAGCTTCCGCCCGGGCCCGGTCGACCAGCGTGCCCTTCTTCTTCTGGATGCCGAGCTGCTTGTCCTGCGCCTGGTAAACGGTCAGCGCGGTGCGGGCCTTCAGATAGGACGAGCTGTCTGCGGGACCGCTGAACCCGCTATCTCCGCCGGTGCTGCGGCGCTGCTGGTCCGGATCGGTCATGTCGGCCCGGCGCACATCGGACGCGGCTGCGTTGATCGACCCGTCGCTGTAAACCATCAGCCGACTGGCGCGGCGTGCCTTCTGGATGGCCCCACGCGAGAGGCCGGAATGGGCGGAATACTCCCGCTCTGACATACCTTCCATGGCGATTGAACGGACCTCAAGATATTGAAATGAAACGGAAATAATCCACTTATTCAGTTGATTACACTCTCGCGTAGAGCGATTCTGGGTGCAGGAAAACGATGCAACTCACCTCCGGAGCCCTCGCCATGACCACCAAAACCACTCCCGCCAAAGCCCCCACCGAAGCCCTGCTGCTGGAGATCGCCACCAGGCATTTCCACAGCATCGAGACGCTGGAGACCCAGAACAGCGACCGCCTCGATTTCCACGATGTGGCTGTCTGGGCGATCCGCGCAGCACTGGAAGCGGCCTATGCCGCTGGCCACGCCGCCGCGACGAAGCGCTGAAGGAGGGCAGGGACATGACCATGGCCACCACCACCATCCGCATCGACATCGAAACGCTGCCCGACCATCTCGACCGCTCGCGCCCGACTGTCGTGGCCGAGGTAATCGAGGCCGCGCTCCGTGAGGGCGGGATCAAGGCCGATTGCTCGGACCTCTTCTCGCACATCAAGATCGACCTGCCGACCACAGAGCTGGCCGCCGCCAGCGCCGTGCTGGTCGATCTGCAGCTGATCTGAGCCAGGGCCA